CCCGCAATGCTCGCCGGGCTGGATGTATGATTGGCAGTACACGCACCATTCGGCTGTTTTAGCTGGCATGGCTTATTCCTTTTTCCGCAGCTGGTCTATGTGGCTGTAGTCCTCGCAATTGTATCGAACGTGCCGATTATTGGCATACGGGTTATGATGCGCGTCAGCTGCCACCGCGAAATGGGCAATATGCCCTAATCCGCACACACCCCCAGCAGTAAAAACCCTATGCTTGCATTCATCGCAGGGCGCGGGATATCCTCGCTTGCTCATTGTGCCTTCTCCGCCCGGTATGAGATCACATCTGAAGCGTGATACCACGACTTCTTGACCTGATCACCCTGGTTGCCGCCAAGCACCTCAATCATGCTGCTGAGCTGTCGCACAAAGAAACCAACATGCCCGCTCTCGGGATTCGGTGGACGGCGCAGGACCACAATGCATCCTTCCATAGGTTCGCCGATAGCCTCGCCCCATTTGAGCCATGATCGGGCATTGGCAAGGCCGGTGCCTTTGACGCCCGCCCGCTCGCAGCACCAGTTTACGAAAGCTGAGCACCACGGGACTTCGTCTTCATTGGCGTTAAGGGTAGTGCAGTCGTGGTACTCAAGTATGCGCGGATTCTCTCCGCCCTTAACTTCCTTTACGCCGATCTCTTTTTGGGCTATTTCGTACGGTTTCATTCCCCCACCTCTTTCAGACATCCGAGAACGCACTTACCGCAGTTCCGCATCTCTGGCCGCGTGTTCTCTGTCTGCACCTCAACCTCGCCGGGATATTCGAGGGAGAAGTAGTGCCGCCTCTTCTCGCAGCATTCGGCAATCGCGCTGTCAGCTATTAAAACCTGGTATATCGGTTCCATTAATCACCCCCAATGCTTTTCAAAAATTGTACGCTCCAGTATTGGTATGTCAAGTCGATTTCTTGCATACTGGGCAGTTCTTGTTGCCGGCGCACTTTTTCACATCTCCTGAGGATTTGCAGTTACCTTGGAGGTACACACAATAGGCCGTAAGCTCACCCCCTTCCGGTGATCGGGGTTGTTATAGCACCATTTGCACTCTCTGCCGCGGCCATGCTTGCGGTTGATGGCCCATGTGGCGCAGTACCAGCTCATTTCTTGCCATTCAGCTCATGGGTAGCGCGATGCTCTCCCCATAGGCGTTCAATGCTCATTTCCACGTCACGGACCCGGCTAAACATCTCCTCTGAAATCTTGTTCAGCGAATCTTTAATGTCTCTGACTTCCGAGCGCATGCCATTAAAAATGTATACAAGCGCTCCAAGCAACCAGGTAGCAAGGACCCCTACCAAAATGATGATAACGTCAAGGTGTTCTGATATGCTGCCAACATTGTTAACATCTACTGCCATGCGCTCACCTCCTTACTTGCGGGATATGCCCATCTGCCCTATGCTGAGCTTGATTTCAGGCATCACTTATAAGCTTCCATCATTGGTCATTGGCAAGAATATTATTTCCGCCTCATAAATGTTCCAAACAGCTCTGGATTGTAAGCTAGCGTAGTTGGCGGCGAGGCTACCGCTTCGCTGATTTCAACAAATGCATAGCAATAGGCTGGTGTTTGTAAAATCAAGTTGTCACCAGAAAATAAAAGCGTGGGTGCAGCCGACGATGTTCCAGCTATTGACGCCCCCACCACTATTTTACGATCCGTTACGACAGAATCGTAGGCCACTGTAAATGGCAATATAGTTCCGGTGTTGTCCGTATTTCTGCGGAAATGGATATATCCACTTAGTATCCATTCCCCGTCGGCAGTGATAGATAAAAGCGTTGTATCAGCAGCTGAGCCGGAGGCGAGATAATCTCCGAAAATTGGGGATACGCGACTTGTAGCAGGCAGATTGCTTCTGCTCGACGGATGGAAAAGCACAGCCGTACCGGCCCCGGAGGCAGAAGAGGTGTTATTATATTCGTAGAACTCTGTGCCACCAGCAGTAGCGCCACCAGTAATGTAGAAATTATACCCAGTCTGCCCGACAGCTATGCCTCCGTAGTACATTGCCACGTCATTTACCACTACGTTGGCCCATGGCCCAGAAGTATATATGTTACCACCCACAGTGGCGTAAGACGGGTTCGCTTCCATATACGCAGGGCTAATATACACTCCACCAGCACCCTGCCCACCAGATAGCGGCGATACGATAAACCCCCATGCGTTGTTACTCTCGACTATCCCGCCGACCCATCTAACCCCGGCGGCACCGGTAATTTTAACTCCACCTTTATCGTCGCTAAAGGTGGTGTCAACAGAAGTGCCTCCGTTGTGTCGAGCTTCGCAGTTAACAAAAGAAATGCCATTAGCCGTGCCGGTGTCAGTCGAGGGAGTGCCGGGGGTGTAAAGGTAAACCCCCAGACCACCATTGCTGTAAAATTTACAATCCTCATATTTATTGCCCCATGAGTTACGATTGACTAACCCATGTCGCCCGTTGCCATAAATGTCTATACCCTTAAATGTACAGTATGAGGTTTCATTAGATGTCCCTGTAATGTTGGTTACTAACCCGTCCTGACTGGACGTATTGCCAATAATGGAGAAATTTTCCCAGCGCGTATAATAATTAGCTGCGGCAATAAGAACTGCCGAACCGGTGCCAACATTGTGGATGCCGTCAAGTTGAGGTGATCTACCGATAATCGAAGAGTTAATAGCGAGAGCAAAATTATCAGTGGATGAAGTTACTTTGTAAATCCCAGATAACAATATTGGCCTAGTTTTATTTGCCAAAACGACGGCCAAAGCAAAAGCGGCTGTGCTATCTGTATTATCATCACCAACCCCTCCCACCCAATCGGGATAAATGCCGTCTACCTGTGCCGATACACCCAGTATCATTCCCGTACTGATTAGTTTTGGTTCGGCAAATAATTTCCCATTGAAAGTAACTACCTGGCCTGTCGCAAACCATCCGTGAGGGTTTGTAATGTCAGCATTAAATACTATGGAGCCAGTGCCAGTGAATATCTGATAAGGCCCGGCGTCAAACGGTCCGTTGATGGTGAGAACGTGTCCTGTGGTGTCAATCAGCCCACTATATTCGACAACAAGAGACCGCCCGGTCGTGTCAATATCATCTGTCATCGTCTGAGCGTCAGTCACTATTATGGTTTTGCCAAGCGTGTCAGAATTGGCAAACGCCGCATTCAACCCTCCGTACTGATTGCAGTTAATCGCATTACGGTAATATCCGATATGCATATCGGCCTCGTATGCAATATCGTGCCTAAGCACCGCATCACCAACTGACACAAACAGCGGCCCGTCCTCTGACCATGAACCAGTAGTGGTATACGGCAGGGCAGTTGCCGCAGCCGCCCGGTAAAACTCTCCATCGTACCTGAACACCTCATTGTATCCGGTGATCAGTATGTCAGCGGCATACTCCCCGACATTGTTGTAATGAGACATGCCAGCCCATGACGGCCTGGACACACCAAGTCGGTCTGTCCATCGCGCGGTTATCTGATTGACAGCTTTATCGAGGTTTTGCGCGTTGTCGTAAAGGTCTCGCGCGTCTGTTGAGCCTAACGGATTGCCTGTGTTGTATGCCATAGTGCCAGCTCCTTATGGTGTGTTGTCGTCATCAGCATAGACCCGGATGTCAAAATTAATCCCCTCAACATCAACCTTGCTCTCCCCGTTGTGAGATATGGATGTTATCGAAACGGGGTAACTCCAACGTGTCACAGTGCCAAATATCAAATGAGGAGGCTCTATATTCCACGATGTATCCGGAGTGAAGTCAATTGAAGGAATTGAGATTACATACTCGCTTACATAGGTGGCAACATACGGCCCTGATAGCGTCCCGTCCGGCCTCCTGATACCTATTACGTGATCGCCAGAAGTCCACTCAAACGGCTCTGAGGATTGCAATAAAACAGCGCCCTCTGCAGCGGCATATCCCATCAGTATAGCTGACTGGCTGTAACCTGGCACGTCATCGCCAACAACGCAAAATGATAGGTAGGACGAGTTAAGAGCATCCAGTTCAGTTGAGAATTTGTAAGACTTGCGCCGGTATTTCTGATTCCTTCGCTGCCTCATTCCAATCCGCCATGCGCGTGTACGGTCGGTCACACCCTCAAGTGATATTTTTTCCGCTTTGCCGCCCAAGTCTCCCGGCAACCGGCATTCGACCGTCTCTTTTGCCCATGTCGTACTGTCCACATATTCAACGTCAACGCCGTCATGCTCGTCTGGCTGGATGGTCTGGAAGCTGCGCGTTAGCTGTTCCGTCATATTTTGGGGAGTGTACATGTGCTCATAAACTGTCCGTACCTGATCACGTACGGGTTTAATAACACCCCTATCAAGGGTGAGTTCCGCGAATCCGGCCCGAAGCGCGTTGTTCATTTCCCCCTTTACCGTTCCCTCGGACTCGACAGACATGTCAAAATAATCGCCTCTGGCATCCCATATCGCCCCTAGCGCGTCAAAATCGACTAGCGACAAGTCGTCGTCTGTGTAGCCCATGGATTTGGCTATATAGGCCACCCACGGAACGATAGATCGCGTTTCCGTGTTTGCTGTCCACACCCCACCTGAGCGAGTAGGCAGTTTTCTGGTTGCCAGTATAGAAATAAGCTGATCGGATTGGGCCGAAATAACGTCGCCACCTTTAATTTTCGCGGTCATGGTCGTAACGCCCGCATATGATGTTGGCGCGGAAAGTTTGGCCTTGAGTGAGTACCACTGCACCGTGTCCTGGACACTGGTTGATGTTGATTTTGCCCCAATCCTCCGCATGCGAACTTCAGGCCGGACTGCCGGTGATATGGCAACGGTCTCAGTGTATCCGAGTTGGTCAAGCGTCGCAGCAGTCGTTACAAGATCCACTGAGTTCCATGCCGTGGCTGAGCCAATCTCACGCCATTGTAATTCTGTAGTCACCGTGATAGGCGTTAGTGCTCCCGATGACTGCACTTGTCCAAGCCCGTTGGGGAACATAATATCGTATTCAAGCGTGTCCGTTATTTCCCCTTCCGGACATGCAGCAAACGGACCTGCCCATTCGCCCTCTTGGTCAGATGCGTCAATCGCAATAATGGCGTCATTCGTGATGATAAAATCAAATCCCAGCCAGCCGGTGTCTTCAACATTTTCATCGGTATATCTAACTACGTGCATTTCGTTCAATACTTCGATGGGAGTGTGTTCGGGATCGGTGTTTATATCATTGATTATCATGGCAGTGATTTTATATTTCTGGTCTCTATACCCAATAGCCATTCTGCGCACACCGGTCAAAAGCCCGTTGACCTGTGACCCATTGTCATAATCAAGAGTAATATAACCAATCCCGTCAGAGTCCACCTCATAGCTGTGTATTACGTAGTCGCCATCATTGTCGCCTGTTATCTCAATAACCATGCCGACGAAAGGATCTAACGTGGTAAAATTTCCGCTAATTATGTCCCGATCAGACCATCCCTCAATGACGGTGTAATCAAGAAACTGCTCAATTGTAATGAAAGACCCAACAGGCCAGTTGGGCCACTCTCCCGCACCGGCTGGGATCACTATCGCCAAGCCGTCAAAAAAATAGGAGTTGGCTGTTGCTGCCACCCCGATTACATAGGTTGCGTTCAACTCAAGCCCAGTTTTGCCCGTGGAAGTGCCTGCAACCTCTGTTGCGGAATGCCACCAGACCGAAGCCGTATCTGCTGCGAGATCGTCGCCGGGCTCGTAAATCGCATACTCTGCATTTGTTGTCAGTTCGCTGAATTGTGTGTCGCCTATCAGCACATTTGAGTCGGGGATTGTGTAAGACCCCTTGCCGACGCAAAGCATCAACTCTATCCACTGTTCAGTGCCATTCAGAAAATAAATGTGTGTCGGCAAGAGGTAATCGGGGTAAACTTTGAATGTACCGGCAATTTCCCGGATGATTGAATTGAGTTTTGCTTTGTTGCCCTTGGCAGTTGCTTCATCAAGATTGTTGCCCTTGGTAGACGAACCGGTGGACAGTTTGGGCATATTGCCCATCATCACAATTGAGTAAACCACAGAAGCAACAGCAATAATGACGGCAATGACGGCGACCCAAAAAGAAACATCTTTTGGCTCAGGGTAAATATTTACTGTGTCGCCTGGATGGATAACGATCAAATCCCAATCAGCAGGATCAGTCAGGATACCGTTGATAGAAATGGAAATAGGAGGGTTTTCGCGGGCTTCATAATTACTGACATTCCGAGTCAACCAGCCGTGGATAGTATCAGGCTGTTCGATCCGGTAAGATTCAAGCGGCAAGCCTTCAAGTTTTGATGGATAAATATTTATCATTTGTAGTAGATCACTTTCAGATATCGGCGGTCAAAATCTGGAATACTCATCCACCTTGAATTAGTTTTCGAGGTCGTATCTAAAACCCCAAGAAGTCCGTCTATTTCTACCACAATACCGACATGGGTGCAAACCTTACCCCTGAATATTCCGACAAGCGCCCCAGGTTCAGGCCCACATTTCTGAAGCACGTCGCAAACCTCGTTACAATGACGTGTAAATTCAACGCACATTGTTGGCCGGATGGTGCCAAATGAGGGTAGTAGCGATCCCCCAAACATTTCTGAGCGCACCGCCCTGACAAGTCCCCAACAGTCGTATTTATCCGGCCCTCGGCCCCCGTCCTGGTACTCAAGCCCTATGTAATCATTAACTGATTTCATCCCAGGTATTTCAGCCCCGGCGCAAACGCAGCAGTGTATTTGTCCCGTGGCCATGCGGTATTCAACAAGTCAAAAAAACCTGCCGAAATCTGAATAACGCTTCCCTGCATGTCTCCTGACAAAACTGTCATACGATACGGAGTATCAGCCGGTGCCGATTTGTCGGATGCAACAAAAGCCCTGTAAATGAGAGTAACTCGCTCTTCAGCATCAAGCGCGGCATCAATAAGCTCCTGCGCCTCGCCGCTTACATTGTCAATGGCAAAGGTAAGTGTTTGCGCCCCTGTGTTGTTTTTCTTCGGCAGCGCAACGGCAATCCCCGCGGCGATAAACGTAATCTCCCTTCCGTTCTCATCGATGCAAACCTGGTTTTCAAATCCACCACAAATAAAGATTGAATTAACCCATGCCGCGCAGACAAGCTCAATCGTGTTTATGATTATGTCGCCACCGCTGGCATAGACCGTTTCTAGTATGCTCATTCCGGCCACGCCTCGTTCATTGCAAGATCAAAAATATCGGACAGCAAAAGAATATCTGGCAAAAACTCGCCGTATGTTGAATCGATCACCGCTCTACCTCGCATTTCCGCTTTTGTTTTGTACGTCCATAAATTGGCCCCGACCAGTTGCGGCCCTTGTGGAGTTTCCGTAAATCGGCACACCTGATTGTAATACCCAAGTGGAGTTTTCAGTTTGATATTAAACCAACCGCACCCAACTGTTATTGCCCATGCCGCGAATATTTCGGCCTCATCAGCCGTGAACAGAAATGACAAATCAGCATAAGCCGGAATAGAGGTGTAAGCCACACGTTGCCGCGCCCGGCCATTCGTCATCTCTGACCGGATGATATTATTTTCAGGCGTAATATTGTAGCCAGCCCTGAGCGGTGCTGGTAATGTTGCGGGATAATCCATTAGATTCCGCCCCGCGTTTCGACTTTGGCTTTGTACTGCCACAAATCCACGCCGACCAGCTGCGGCCCTTGTGGAGTTTCCGTAAATCGGCATTCGATAGCCGCGTACCCTGTCGGAGTTTTTAGAGATACGCTAAACCAATCACCACCGACCACAGCGGACCATGATTCGAAAAGTTGCGCCTGCTGAGCCGTGAAAAGCCAGGACAGATCGGCATAAGCCGGAATAGAGGTGTAAGCCACACGTTGCCGCGCCCGGCCTGATACCATCTGCGTGCGGATGATATTGTTTTCAGGGTTTATGTCGTACCCGCTCCGGAGTGGCGCGGGGAGGCCTGTTGGATAGTCCATTATGCCCCCACCGGCTGCAGGCCGAATTTACGGGTCATCGCCTTCTGTGCCCTGCCGTCGCCCATCAAGTCCGCAACCCATATATCAATCACCCTGCGGTCGTCTTGTTGCCGGGTCTCAACCTGCCCCGCCTTGCTCTTATCCTCGTACAAATTGACTATCGGAGCATCACCACTGCTGGATGATTGTTTTGACACGCTTTCAAGGGTCTTATCGAGTTTTGCAGAAGTTTCGGCGGTCGATACGCGCTCCCCTTTTTTGAGTAGCCAGGTTCCATCCTGGGGGATCGAATCAATACCGTCATGCGCCATGCCAGCTAGGCCCATACCGGCAACCATAGTAGCGGATGCATAGCCTGTAGCCCTGATCATTGCGGCCATGGGTATCCCGCCCAGTACTGTCATTTCGGCGGGTGCTTTGGCTGCCGCTATTTCGGTGTTTGCGATAATCATTGCTGCTGCAAATATTTTTTGTATTGCGAAAAGAGCTTTATATGCGGCACTGTTTTTACTGGCAAAATTTTCAGTCATGTCGCCGAGAACGGAAAACGCATTTTGCATTACGTCGGCTTCACTTCTGACTGACTCCCAAAGCCCCTGTGTCACCGCAGCAGTGCGCGCTTTCCGCAACTCTTCACGCTTGCGCTCGGCATCCTCTGTTATTTTTGTTTTTTCGTCTTCAGCAGCTTTATATATTTCCGATTCAATATCTGCAAATTCCTGCAATTTCTCTAGTTTTGAAAGTTCTTTTTCTTCCCACGCGTCCAATTCAGCGGCAAACTGATCAATTTTACTGACCTCGCCATTTATCCCGCCAACCTCAAAAGCCGTGCCACTAGATGTGGGAGATGCTGTTACGCCTGAGCCGACTATTTTAGCGGCCATGTCAGCGTCAGGAGTTACCCCCGCTTTCGACATTATATCGAGGCGTTCTTGGATAGTATCCGTGTATTTCTCTTCATCGGTTCGCAGATCACGAACTAGGTCTTGATAGTTTTTGAGGTTAGCGGTGATTTCTTCTTGGTCGGCTTTCTGTTTTTTGAGTGCGTCAATCTGAGTGAGGATTGCTTCTGCGTTTTTAAGCTGTTCGTCAGTTGCGCCCTTGAGTGATAGTTCCCAAAGTTTCGTGTCTGCCTCTGACATGCCGAAAACATCAAGTTGTGTCTGTAATGCATTGATCTGTTCTTCGATTGCGTCCGTGTGTTCTTTGGTTTTTTTTGCTACATCTCCAACCTTTTCAGCGGCGATTTTTGCAGCGGCCCCGAGAATGTTGACGACTTTTGCAGCCTTCTTCCCAGCCGTTTCGTAGTCGGAGCCCATCAGCTTTTTGATGCGCTCATCGGTTACAGCGGTTGCTGCCTTGTTCTCTACTCCGATTGCTTTGATGGTCTGATAAGCAAGCTCGAATTCCCCCTCAAGTGCCAACGATCCGGCAGCAGCAACGCCACCGATAGCCCGACCGATGTTCATGATGGCTGTTGATCCCGAAAGCGCCGTTGACGCGACAAATTTCAGAACGCCCGCCAGGATGTTGCCGAATTCAGAAGCGGTCCCGGTGTCCTTAGCAACCTCAATCATCATGCCTGTGAGGCTATTGAGCGCCGGAAGCAATGCTTTCGATACGTTGTTAGCCGCG